CAAGCACTTAGGGGTTGACGGGTATCCACGCTCACAAGAACAAGATCAAAAAATCTCCCTTGACTTAGCCAGTACATTCAACACACCGAGTGGACTGGCTACGTTGCAGTATCTTAAATCAATAACCATTGAAGCAATATCAGGTGCAAACATAACTAATGAAGAGTTAAGGCATCTTGAGGGACAAAGGTATTTGGTAGCACTAATAGCAAAACGTATTCAACATTCTGAAAGGATAAAAAAATGATGGGTCCCGGAGCGTACAAAAGGTATCAGGAAGCAGAAGCTAAAAAGAAAAAAGAAGCTGAAGAAAAGAAAAAAAAAGAATTAGAGAAGAAAAGAAAGCGTAAAGCTTTAATAGAAAAAATGAAAAAGAACTCACAGAAAAGTTATAGATAGGAATTACATTATGCCTTTTGCAACAAAAGAAATGATGGAACAGCAGAAAAAAAAAGATGCGTTAAAAAAGAAAAAAGCACTTGAAGAAAAGAAAAAAAAAGAAGCTGAGAAATTAAAGAAAAAGAAAGTTTTAAGTAGAAGACTTAAAAACATACAAGCAAAATAAAACAACCATAAGAGGACAATATGGCAGAAGACACTTTACTACAAGCAGAAGCACCTGCAACCGAAACAACCGAAACACCTGCAGTAGAAACTGCACCTACAGAAATTTCAAGACCAGAATGGTTACCAGAAAAGTTTAATGACCCTGCTGATATGGCAAAGGCATATAGTGAACTAGAGGGTAAGCTAGGTAAAGGCGAAGAAGATATACGCACTAAGCTTATGGAAGAAATGGAAACAGAAGCATTTGCAGAACGGCCTGCATCTGTAGGTGATTACATATTACCAGATACATTAGATGAAGCCGAAGCAGTTGATAATGAATTGCTTGGTTGGTGGTCTAATTATTCATGGGAAAATGGATTGAGCCAAGATGAATTTGCAGAGGGTATAGCAAAGTATGCTGAAGCAGTTCAAGGGCAACAACCAGACCTTGAAGCCGTAAGTAAAGAATTAGGTGACAATGCAACAGCTAGAGTAGAAGCTGTTCAGTTATGGATGAATAAGTTCTTTCCTGATCCTACAATGCAAGAAGCCGTAGCTGAACTAGGTTCATCTTCTGCAGGCATTAAAGCTTTAGAATATGTAATAGAGCAAACTAAATCTACTTCACCTAACCCTACAGCACAAGTTGCAGGTCAAATAACACAGTTAGACGTTGAGGCTAAGATGAAAGACCCTCGTTATTGGCAACAAGGCAAGCGTGATAATTCATTTATTCAAGAGGTAAATAATGATTGGAAGCGACTTCACGGGGGTAGGTAAATATGGTGATGCTTATATTGTTAAAGCAAAACCTATTCACGCAGAAACATTACAACATCAACTAAGACCAACTGATGCAAGAGAATGTATGATAGCAGGCGTTACACCTTGGCGTGCATTAATGTCTGCGTTTAGTGATAAACAACACGAAACTTATACAGCATTAGTAGACGATCAACCAGTTATGATGTTTGGTGTAGTTCCAGAACATGAACTTGTTGGTTCAATATGGATGCTTTGCAATAATGTTGTTGATAAATATCCAAAAACATTTTTAAAGTTTTCACCTGCTATTGTTGAACATTTCCAAAGTAAATATTTTTTATTGCAAAATGTTTGTCCAGTAGATCATTACAAGACACTTACATGGTTAGGCTATCTTGGCTTTATGATACAACCCAAAATAATAAAACAAAATGGGTATGACGTATTACGATTTGTGCGTTGTCAAGAAACTGAATATGTGAATATGTATGGGTATACACAGCCCGGAATTAGCTGATTGCCCTAACGGATAACAAGTCGAAGCGAGTGATGGATAACTGATAGCAACTTAAACAACTAATCTGCTTTTTGCAGGGAAAGGATTAATGATGGCTAACACAATAGACACAGCTTTCATTAAGCAGTTCGAGAGCGAGGTGCATCTTGCGTATCAGAGAATGGGTTCAAAATTAATGAATACTGTTCGTAACGTAGGCAATGTTGCAGGAAGCGTTGTACGCTTTCAAAAAATCGGTACTGGAACTGCTTCAACTAAATCAAGAAATGGTATGGTAACACCTATGGAGTTAGCACATACTACAGTAGAAGCTACATTAGCTGACTTCTATGCATCTGAATACATTGACAAGTTAGACGAACTCAAGACAAACATTGATGAGCGTCAAGCTATTGCAACAAGTTCAGCATCAGCATTAGGAAGAAAGACTGATGAAATACTTATAACTGCTATGGATGCAGGAGCAAACTCAACTCAATTACACAACACAAGTAGTGCTGTAGAAAAAGCTGATTTACTATCTGCGTTTGAAACATTTGGTAGTGCAGACATTCCAGAAGACGGGCAACGTTATATTGCTATGAACCCTAAAGGTTTCGCTGATTTATTTTTAATAAATGAGTTTGCATCTTCTGACTATGTAGGTGATCAAAACTTACCATACGCAGGCGGTATGACTATGAAAAACTTTTTGGGATTTAATATATTCTCAACATCTGCAGTAACAGCAGGTAAGAATATGGCATATCACACAAGTGCGATTGGTCTAGGTATTGGTGCAAATGTTACAACTGAGTTGAACTATGTACCAGAAAGAGTTTCACATTTAGCAACATCAATGATGTCTATGGGTGCTGTCGTTATTGACGACAATGGTATCTATGAACTTCTTGATAACAATTCTTAGGAGGTTTTATCATGGCTTATAGTGCAAGTGGTTTAATCAGAATTGGTGGTGGAAGTGGTGCTAATCTTTGGATGTATCAAACAGCAGATGCTATTGCAACTGTGAACACAGCAGGGTACTTTAATGATTCAGCAAACATGGTAAATGTTCGTGACTTGATAATAGTTCAAGACACTAACACGCCTACTACTCATTTTGTAACTGTGCTTTCTAATACTGGTTCAGTAGTTGACGTTTCAGACGGAACTGCAGTAGCAGAAACAGATGGCGACTAAAATAAATGGCTTCAACAGCATCTGATACAGCATTAGATATAGCATCAAGAGCCTTAGTGCTTATTGGTGCAGAGCCAATTACTTCTTTTGAAAGTAATTCAACAGAAGCTTTGGTCGCATCTAATATGTACGAGGATGTTGTTAGGTCTTCATTATGTGTTGCTCGGTGGCGTTTTGCTACTGAGCAATCCACATTAAATCAAATAACAGAAGCACCAACTGGTAGATTTGCTATTGCTCATCAATTACCAAGTAATCTTTTAATGTTACATACAGTAACAGTTAACGATAATATATTAGGTTATACAGTTTATGGAGACAAAGTGTTTTCAGATGCATCAACAAGTGATGTGTTAATAGCAGATTATACTTACAGATCACCTGAGACAGATTTCCCATCATACTTTTCACTTGCTGTTCAATATTCATTAGCAGGTGTATTTGCCACAGCCATAGCTAGAGATGACAACTTAGCTTTGTTAATGGATGGTAAAGCTGATCGTTTAATGGCTAAAGCAAGAAACCTTGATAGCCAACAACAAACAACAAGGTCTTTATCAACAACGAGGTTTGCTACGAATAGGCGAAGTTAATGGCAAGAATTAGAGTTCCTCAAAACAGCTTTCAATTTGGAGAAGTAAGTTCTGCATTAACATCAAGGACCGACTCTCCCGTATATAAAAACTCAGCAGAGAAAGTTAGAAACTTTTTTATAAGAGGTGAGGGCGGTGTTATTAAAAGACCGGGAACAAAGCGGTGGTATAATTTTGCAAGCAGTCCTGCTTATTCATCTGATCTAAGGCAGACAGTTAGAATAGAACCATTTATATTTTCAGATGATGAACAATATATTATTGCATTTAGCAATACACAGATTGATATATTTCAAATTAGTCCAACTGATGCAACAATTTCTAAAATACAAACAATAACATCACAAGCATGGTTAGTGAACACAACATCTAAACCGTACCTTGAAGAATATACTTTCGCACAGCAAGGTGACGTTATGTTTGTTTGTCATCAAACAATCGCCCCAAGAAAAATCACAAGAACAAGTCTTACAACATTTGCTGTATCAACATTTGCTTTTGAAACTTCTGTAGATAATCAACATGTATTTCAACCTTATTATTCATTTCAAGCGTTAGGTGTAACGTTATCATCTAATGCAACAAGCGGGAGTGGCAGAACGCTTACTACTTCAGCCGATTACTTTACTTCAGATCATGTAGGTGTGTACTTAAAGATAGGTGATGCAGAAGCTGAGATAACTGGGTTTACAAATGCAACAACTGTAACGGCAACTATCTATGGAACATTAAGACATCAACTAGATAATGATGCTTTGAAAACTGCAGAGGGTAGCGGAACTATACAAGTTACTCATGCGTTACATGGATTAGCTGTAGGGGCATCTATTGTTATAGATAGATCGGGAACTGTAGGCGGTATAGCTATTGGCAATATAAATGGAACACGAAGTATTACAGCAGTTGTAAATGAAAATGTTTATGAGTTTACAGCAGGTGGAAGTGCAACCGCAACATCTTCAGCAGATGGAGGTGGTGCTCCAAGAATAGCTACGGGTTCAGCTACAACTGAATGGTCAGAGCAAAGTTATTCTTCAGTTAGAGGTTTCCCGGGAGCGGTTACCTTACATCAAAATAGATTATGGTTTGGTGGCACACTAGCACAACCTGACGGAATCTGGGGTTCTAAGACTGGTCAGTATTTTAATTTTGATATAGGCACAGCAGAAGACAATGACTCCTTAGACCTTACAGCAAACGTTGGTGAGATATTTACAATAAGACATTTAGTCTCCAATAGAGACTTGCAGGTATTTACAACGGGTGCTGAGTTATTTGTTCAAGCACCAACAGACAAACCAGTTACCCCTGCTAATGCACAGATTAGAAGACAAACACCTTATGGATCATCTTATGTAAGACCAACAGTATTTGATGGTGCTACATTATTTATACAAAAAACTGGTACTGCATTGAGAGAGTTTGTGTTTACAGATGCAGAAGCATCTTATACTTCAGTAGCAGTTTCACAACTTGCACCACATTTAATAGTAGACCCAGTACAACAAGCATCCATTAAAGGAGCTTTGAGTCGCTCTGAGTCATATGATTTCATTTTGAATAGTGATGGTACTATCGCAGTCTTTTATTCTATTAGAGGCGATCAAAAAGCGGGGTGGTCTTTATGGGATACAACGGGCAAGTGGCACTCAATCTGCTCAGTCCATGAAAGATTATTTGTGGCATCATCAAGAGATGATGGATCAGGAACAACAAAATTATTTTTAGAAGAGTTCCAAGTTGATATGCCTATGGATTTTTGCAATCAATTTAGTGCATCAAACAGTGTATTTGGAAGTTTAACCTCACACTTTTCTAATGGTGCAGTCGTTAAAGCTATTAGTGGCAATGACTATCTTGGAGAATTTACAATATCAAATGCAGAGATTGATGCATCTCTTGCTAAGTCTTCTGTGTCTACTGGATTTATAGGCTATGCATTTACCCCACTCATAACAACCTTACCAGTAGATGCAGGAGTTGTCGGAGGTCCTTTAACGGGAGAGCCAAGAAGAGTAAGTCGTGTAGTGTTGGATTTAAATTCTACGCTTGCTGTATCAGTCAATGATAAAGATTTAGTTTTTAGAAATGTTACAGATGATATGTCAAATGAACGCATTGCTATAACTGGCAAAGAAGAATTTAGAGTTCTTGGATATAGTCGTGATCCGCGTGTCACAATATCACAGAGTTTCCCATTTAGTTTACAGATAAATGGTATGGTTATGGAGGTATCGTTTTAATGAGTTTAATGATTGCATCAGCAATATTTAGTGCATATGGAACAATCCAAGCGGGTAAAGCTAAATCTGCAGAAGCTAGAGGCAGGGCCGAGCAGTTGCGAGTTCAAAAAGCCAACGCAGGATTAACCGCAATGCAAGAACACAATCAAAGACTTATGCAACTTCAAGCATTACAGAACGCAAATTTATCTTTTACTGGCGTTATGGGTAGAGATAGTGGAAGCGATAGATCACTCAAAGCATTAGAAGAAAGAGCCAAGAGAGAGTCAAGCATAGAAATAGATAGAGCAAGAGGTCAATTTGTTGGTGAGCAAAGTCAACGTTCAATGGGTATTACATTAGCCAACATGCAAGCAAGCAATGCAAGGAAAGCTAGCTTTATAAGTGCCGGGAGTTCTTTACTTTCAGCAGGTGCTAACTATCAAAAGATTGCTCCTAAAAGTGTAGGTTATCAAGCACCCAAGTATACCTCTGCAGATTTTAGAGGATTTAGATAATGGTAGAATTTTTAAAAGCACGACCAACATCATTTGTTAATAAACCTATTGGAATTATAAGCACTAATACTGGCGGTGTTGAACTTGGCAATGCGATAGCACAAGCAGGTGCTAATGCAACTGAAATGTTTTTTAGAGAAGCGGTAGATGAACAAACTAAATTGGGTAAGAAAACTGCTACAGAATTGAAGATAAAAGTTAGAGATGATGATGGTAACTTACAGTTTCAAGAATTACCTGCAACGTTAAGTGATGTAGCCAGAGAAACAGCTACACCTATTTTGCAGAAGAGATACGCTGAAACTTTATATGTAGATACATCTAACAGATTAAAGCAGATGGCAATAGATGCAGAAAACTATTCTGAATTTGAGTCAATGGCCAATGATTATTTAACAGCTACTGAAAACGAAATGTCCAAAAGTGGTATAGGTGAAAGCCTTATTGGTATGTATAGGACAGATTCATCTAAGCTTAGATCACAATATGGCATGAAAAAATATGCTGATGATGTCGAAAAAGAAGAAAAAATAGCAGTAGAAAACGAACTATTTATTATTCAAGACTATATGAATGATGCTTTTATGCTTGAAAAGAATGGTCTAACAGACAGTTCGCAAATGAATATTGATCTTGTTAATCAAGGTTTGGCTCAACTTCAAGGTAGAGTTTCAAGAACAACAATAACAGACATACAAAATAAAATTAAAGTTGGTATTACTAGTTCCAAAGTTATGAGAGGAATGGATGGTTTTAATTCTATTCAAATGAATACTGTTGAGAAAGCTTTTAGAGAGGGTAACTTCAATGTTATTCCAAAGCCATTGCAAGAAGAACTGGCAAAAAAAGGTGTTACTAGAGATATATTAAGAGGTCTAACAGATGCGAATGTTAACTCAATAGTCACTAGAATATCAGGTAATGCTAGCAATCAAGCATCTCTTGAAAACGCTATGAAAGATGTATCAAAAAATAAAAGTATGATGACAGAAATAGCAAGTGGAACAGCATCAAATACTAGTAAATATAGAGAAGCATTAGACACAGCGTTTGTTGGATATGATAGTGCTTACGCTTGGGCGAGTAATCCTGATATACTGAAAGATCAAAATGCTTTAATGATGTTACAAAAAACAAATATATTACCTAATCATTTGTTTAATATGTTAGGAAATGTAAAGAACAATTCCCAATTAACATCACAGCAAATATTTAATTTAAATTTAATAAGAAGACAAGCCATGTCATCAACAACTAGAGATGGTAGCGTAAGGTCTTTAAGCAAAGGATTAGATACTGATACTGTAAACTTTTGGACTACATACGATCATCTAATTAGATCAATGGGTGCAGAAGAAAAAGATCAAGCTTATCGTATAGCATTAAAAACATATCAAACAGATGATGATAGATTAGTTACTGGATCAGCAATACAACAAAGGTTTGGCTCTGATCAAAGTCCTAATTCAATAGTAGACAGAGAACTTAGAAAGATAGCCTCAGATAATGGATGGTCTTTACACTCACTACCTTTAATGAAACGTCTTGCTGTAGCTTCTTTTAGTAATAATGAAATAAGTACAGAGCAGATTACTGATACGTTAAATCAAGTATACGAAACTATGTATACAAAATCAGACATTATGTATAACCCAACTTTTGATGGTGTAGTTAAGGCATCTAACTTTGCACCAGAAAGATACATTTCTTCAGATAAGATTGATGAATGGAAAGAGGGTGTAAATGCAAAACTTAAATTAGCAGGTAAAAATTTAGAGTTGGGTAAGAATGCTTTTCTAATGGCTAATCCTAATAGTGATGCATCAACAGCTAGATATATAGCTGTAGGTGCAGATGGTGTTGCGTTGCAAGATGGTAATGGAAATTTAATACAATCAGCAACAACGCAAGACATGAGAACAGTAATGAAAAGAAGAAAGGCATTAGATAATCATTTACAGAATCTATTTAAAAAACAAACGCTTAAAGAAAATGCTTCAGTAATTGGATCAGGTGGTATTACTGGTGGTGGCAAACAAGATGTTGAAATTCAAAATCAATTAAAAAAATTAAAGAACTTATCGCAAGGTAAACAGTAAATGAACGCAGAGCAACAAAACCAAAATTCATTTGCTAATCCTATAATTGGGTTGCCAACCAATACATATTTTACGAAAGACACAAGAGCAGATAGTTTTACAGATAACTTTTTAGCACAACTTGGTTATACATACGCACCTATATATGACACCTTTTCTGAACAATCAATGTTTGGAAATGTACCAAGAACAAAAACAGAATTTTCATTAGAAGACATTGAGGGATATGAAGAACATATTGATGAGTTAGTTCGAGGCAGGAATGACGAACACCTTGCATTTATAAAACAAACAATAGATGAAAACAGAGAACGTAGAAAGATAATAGGAAGATCAAATTGGTATGATCCCTCAAGTATAGTTGCAGGAATAGCTGATCCTTTAAATGTTTTCTTTGCGTTGCCAGTTATGGGGCAACTTGGTTTATTTGCTAAAGGTGGTATGACATTAGCACAAGGTGCAAAAGCAGGAATGAAAGGTGGTCTTGCTTATGGCGTTGCTTCTGAGGGAATACGAGCACCATTTGATCCGTTAAATACTGGAACAGAAACTGGCATCAACGTTATTTCATCTACTGGATTAGGTGCTGTGTTTGGTATTGCCCCGGGCGTAGTAAGATCAGGTATACAAAGACTAACAAGATCAAGTAACAACTTAAACAAGTTAGCTAATGGTGAAGAAATTGTAGATATAAATAAACTACAAAAAGAAACTATTGACCCAACTACGGGAGAGGTAACAACAACAAGTAATGTAGATGCATCATCAAAGCTAAAGCAAACTAATTATGTAAAGTATTTGATGAACTTTATTCCTACTCCCGGCAAACGTATTATGAGAGATGGTACGGAAAAACAAAGAGAATACTATCAATTAATTGAGGGTAATGGATCAATACCATTAGAAAAAAATGCTTTTGGTATGAGTGGCAACCAAAGTTTGAGACAAAGAGAAGCTAGTTATAACGCTAATGCTAATGCATTTGTAACAAGTTTTGAAAAATACTATGTTCAAGATGTAAAAAATAACGCAGATGCATCTCCTACAAAAGTATTTGATATTAATGTTACCTCTGCTGTTGCTAGAGGAAAGAAAATATTTGGTGGCACTACACCTCATTTTGATGAATGGTTTGAGAACTTACAAAGAAAAAGAATATTACTTTCAGACCCAGTTGAATCACATAAGATAAAACAAAACCTTACTAAAGCAGAACAAGAAGCTATTAAAGGGTTAGATAATTATTACGAACAATGGAAACAAACAAATCAATCAGTAGGACTACTGCAAACTGAAGCACAATTAAGGGCAAAGAAAACCTCATTACTAAAACGTTTAGATGATATGGACAAAAGGTTTGATGCGTTAAAAGAAAAAGAATCACAGATAGGATTAAGTAGAAAAGAACTCAAAGAGTTTAACTTATATCAACAAACAAGAAATAAAGTAGGTAATCGTCTGCAAGAAGCAGAAGATTTGTTAGATCAACATCTAAGCAAAGAATGGTTAAGTCCTATCTATTATAATAAAGCTAGATTGCTTACTGATAAACCATACAGAAAAGGTTTGGAAGATAAGTTTACAAAACATTTAAGGACAAATCCTGCTAGAGTTTATGACGAAAAAATAGGTAAGTATGTCAATCGTTTAATAGACAATCCAAGAAAATTTGCTCAAAAAACAGTTGCTAATATATTAGAAGAAAATGCAGATGGTCTTGATTTTGTTAATCCACAAAAGTCAGGATCAGGCAAGCATTTAAGGCATAGAGTTATTAACATACCAGAACATGAGATTGTAGATTATATGATCTTAGGTCCTGAGGTTATATATTCTTACGCAAATAAAATGGGCAAGCGAGTTGAATGGGCAAGAAACTTTGGAGACAAAGACATTGACGATATATTAGATGAAATAGAATTAGATTCAATCAATGCTAATCATTCAGAAAAAAAGACTGCACAAATTAAAAGAGATTTTGCAGAAGAGATAAGACGTATTACCGGGAATATAATAGAAGACCCTGATAGATTATCTGTGCAAGTTACGCAACGTTTAAAAGATATAGCAGGTATGACATATCTACATGGAGCAGGCTTATCTGCTGTAAATGATGTAGGTGTTATGGTTTTAGAAAGAGGTCTTAAAGGTAACATTGCACCATTCTTTAATGAAGCTGATCGTGGTGTTTTATTTAAAGCAATGAGTAAAGCCACAGAACAGATTGATGGTATTGATTTAGCTAAATCATTAATACAAAGACGGCTTATTGAGGATAGCGTTAAGAGAATACAGCCTAATGCAGTAGAAAGAATTTTTAATCCAATAACACAAACATTTTACAACATACCTTTAGTTGGAAATAACCTTGGTCTTGTAACAAAATACGCCAAGATTATGAATGGCGTTATGGCTCAATCAGATTTAATCGAAGTAGCAATTAAAATTAAAAATAATACCGCAACAAACTTTGAATTAGAATGGATGGGCAGGCATTTTATAGATATAGACACAGCTAAAAAGTTTGCTGATATGCCATGGGAAAAAGGAGATGGTAAATACTACGCTAACACAGATGCTTGGGGAACTAGTGTTCAAGACAGAGAGTTAGTTATGAAGTTTCAGACAGCATTAAACACAAACACAGCTAATGTTATTATGCATGCAACATCCTTTGACAAACCTATGTTAGTTAATGGTGTGTTTTATATGAAGCATCATCCGTTTATGAATAAGCTAGGTTTTAAAGTAGATGAGCGAGCAAGCACAGCTAATACAAAGTTAACTAGAATAGAGTATCAACCATTAGGATTACCATTTCAGTTTATGAATTTTGGTTTAGCTTCAACTACAAGAATAACGGGAGCAATGTTTGATCCTGCTAGAAAAAACAGAGTTGCAGGTGCTTTAGCTTTATTATTCTTAGGTTACACAACACTTAATATACGAAATAGAAACAAGCCTTGGTTCTTTGAAAAGGAAACTACCGACTTATTTGCAAGGACTGTAGATTTCTCAGGTATTCTTGGAGTCTATTCAGATATATTTTACATGAGTTTGCATGCAGGTATTGGCTCGGGGTTATTAGACCAGAGTGATGCTTTGATGGGTAAATACAAACCTGATGGAATAGATGCAAGTTTAGAATTTGCAGGTGCAGTTCCCGGTCAAGTAGCTGATTGGGTAAGAGCAGGTAATGATTACCTAAATGGTCGTG